TGAAACACTGGTTCCGAGCGCGTCCAGCGTCCCGGCCATGAGCTGGCCTCGCCCAAACTTCCCGGCGATCCGCGCGGCGTCCCCGAAACTCTCCGCGCCCGCCGCGCCGAACTCATCGCCCGGAGATCCCGCTCCGGGCATCATCCGCCCGCCCGTGCGCGCCAGCCGGGCTTCGGCTTCCATCTTGGCGATGAAGCGTTGGGAGCCCTCACGTCCGAAGGCAATTTCCAGTTTCTGTGGCAGCCCAGGAACGGAGAACTTGCCGCCCTTGAGTTGGCCCCGGTTCGCCAGGTCCAGAACATCCGCCCCGATGGCCGCCTGAATCGCGCGCTTCTCAGCAGGCGTTTTCGCGCTCGCCACCAGCTTGGCGAAGTCCGCGACCTTGCCTTGCGTCAGCTTGCCTCGCGCCCGCTCAAACGCGCTCTGAATTTTCAAATAGTCGCCGCTTTCGGCCAATGCCTCACGATAACCGGGGATGGCGCCGGGCCGGCTTTCATCACCCGCCAGCGCACGCCGCAGATCGGTCGCCACCGTCGCCAGGTCGCGGTTTCGGATGCCGACTTCGCCCGTGCCAATGACCTTGCCCGTCACCGGGTCGCGCTCGACCAGGCTGTCGAGAACCCTTTTGACCTGATCCCACGACCGGGCGGTCGGTTGCGCCTCTAGCGCAGGCTCCATGTCCGGCGCCGCCCGCCCAACGTACTGTTCCGGCGTCGGTAGGTCGGCAGGGTCGCCGCCGTAATACGCTATTTCTTCTGACGCCTCGCGCGCCGCAAACCGTTGCGCCGCACCCGGATCCGCTTCGCGTGCATAGGTCGGGCGCCCACGCATCTCGTCAGACAGCGCGTCTAGAAGCTGGTTTGCGGTCGGGCGGTCACGGTATTGTGGGAAATACCCAGCTTCCCATGCCCGAAGCGCCCACTCATCGGCGTCAGGCCCATTGCCGATTAGGCCCCGTTGGAACGCCTTGCCCTTGTTCCAGTCTTGCCCCGCCATGGCGCCGACATCCCCGCCCGTGTCACGGATGCCGCCGCCGTCAGCAATGAACTTCGCCAGCGACTTACCCCGAGACGGCGCCTTTGCCGGACCCCGAACCGGCGCCGTAGGGGGCGCGCCGAACGACGCCACCGAGCTATCAAAAGCGCCCGGCTGATCTACAAACGACATCCCGAGGGCTTCAGTCGGTCGCCCAGCGTTCCGCGCGCTTTCCTCGGCCACACTAAACGCGCGCCGAACCGCCGGACGTTGCGCCAGTCCGGCGAGTTCATCGTTCCAGATTGGCGCGTCATCGCCTAGCGCGCGGTCATAGAGCGGCGCGGCGCGGCGGCGGCCCTGTTCAACCATCGACTCTATGTCGCCCGCCGCCCATTCCGGCATGACCCCAAGGTCGTCGGAGAAGTCATCCATGATACGTTGCGGGGCGCCCCGTTGGCGCTGGATCAGCAACGCCTCCAGATCGTCCGCCGTGTTGCCGTCGCGGCGAGCGGTCGCCGCCAGTTTGCTCACACCTTCACGGCCCATGATTTCCGCCGCCGTCACCGGCTTTCCGGCGAAGTCATCCGCCGCCATGGTCCGCACCGCATCCGGCGTCAGGCCCTTGCGAGAGGCCATTTCTTCGACCCTCGCCGCCGCAAGTTCGGCCTGTCGCGGTGTCGCCACCGGACGAACGCCAGGCGGGGGCGGCCTGCGTGTCACAGCCCGCGTCACATCGCGCACCACGCCCGCGCCGCCGCTCACCAGAGGCGCGGCTGCGGACATACCGCCGTGCAGCACAGAGCCCGCCAGGAGACCACCGGGAACCGCCTTGAGGCCATCCCCCACGCGATCCATGCCTTCACTGTCAGCGGCGCCATAGGCCCCAGCGAACAAGCCACCCGCCGCCGCTGCCTTAACGTTGTTCTTGATGAACGACAGGACGCGGTTTCCCTCAGTCACCGCCGAGGCGATGACCTTTGCGCCCCTCACCGGAGCCGCCGAAAAACCGCCCAGGAGCCCGCCAGCCGTCGTCGTGACCGGGTAGCGTTCCTGCCTACGATTCCGGCCCTCGTTGATGGCGTCCTTGTTGGCCAGATAGACCGCTTCGGAATCCCGCGCCGCATCCGCCGCGCTGTCACCCTGAAACGCGCGTGCGATGTAATTGCCGGTTGCCTTGATGCCGCCGATCAGTTCGTCCATCACCGGAAGCGGTTCCGCAACCGCCGAGCGGAGCGCGTCGTATCGCCCGCCTCGCGTTTCGTGCGCGCGCTCGTTACGCTCCGCCTTGGCCTTCTCCCGCGCATAGGTGGCCGACTGACGCGGATTGGCCGGCGCACGCGGCTTTCCGCCGTCCGCCGCTCGGAACGTGCCGCCTTCTTCCAGTTGCCGGAACGTCCGCATCAACGCGCCGCCTTCTTCCGGTAGAGCGTGCCGTCAACGTCGATAATCCATGAGCCCGGCGGAATCCTTTCGAACTCGCCATCAGTTGTCGGGACGTAGGGATTGCCCTTGTTGCCGGACGGCTCTTTGGCGCTCCTGAACATCGCCGCCGCCGCCCGCTGGCGATCCGTCAGCCGCCCGCTGAAACCTTCCGGCGGCTTGCGGCCATCGGCGTTGCGGGGGCCAACGGCTCGCGTGATGTCCTCTTGCGCCTGCGTCGGACGCCCGTCGCCCGCCCCGCGCTCCGCCCCGAAATACTGGCGCCAGTTCATGCGGTTTGCGTTCAGGCGGGGCTCGCCAGCCGACTCGGACGCCGGGTCAAAGATCGGGTTGTCGCGGGCGTACTGAAACCACGCTTCATCCGCCCCGAGCCGGTTGCCGTAGGTCTGGAAATACCAGTCGTTGAACGTGCGCTTCTGGATCATCGCATCGTTGCCGAGGCGTTGAGCCTGAATGAGCGCCCGGTTCGTCTCGGTCGGCTTGTCCTTGCCATAGGTCATGGCCAGGAACTGTTGCGCGTCGAAGTCCGAGATAGCGCCTTCGCCCGGCGTCCGGTTCTGGCGCGCGGCCCGAGACTGGATTGCGTCCATTTCCCGAAGCTCAGGATCGAACAGGGCCATGGCGGATCCGACCACCGGGACGCTGTAGATGCCGCCCGTCTTTTGCTTGGTCAGCAGGCCTTCCATGCGGCGCGCATCACTCAGGCCCGTCTCAGCGGTCCCGACGCCCTTGTCCTGCTCGGTGCGCCACTTGTTGAAATAGGCCGCCTCCGACTTGTCGGGCCTGTCCAGCCGCTCTGGCAGATACGCAAGCCCCTTCGCGTCGGCGCGCGGGATCGACACCCACGCCTCGCCGTTCCACGCCTTGCGCTGTCCATTCGGGCCGGTTGCGATGTACTGAGGCATGACTACGGACCCACCGCTTGAACATTCCACCCAGGCCCAGGCGGGGGAGGACCGCCGGCGCCACCGCGACCACCGCCGGCCGCAATCCGCCCCTCACGCTGACGCGCAAGCGCGGCTTGGCCCTGCGACACGCTCAGGCGGCCCCTCGCAATATCAGCGAGGATGTCCCGATAGGCCGCCATCTCGTCGGCCTTGTCGGCGGCTTCCTGATCGCGCCGCGACCACGGACGTTCTTCGCCCCAGGTCACGTTGCCCTGATTGTCGATGGTGTAGGGCGTATCGCCGCTAACGCCGGCCTTCGGCGCCAGTTTGTCGGCCAACAGGAACGCCTCCGACGCGTCCGCCTGATCGCCGATGGCGGCCATGTAGGCTTGCGGGTCAAACTTGCCGTCACGGTAGGCGTTGCGGAACGCCTGGTTGCGGCGAGCAAGGTCGGCCTTCGCTTCGGCCTTCTCCGCCACCGCTTCCTGATCAACGCGGTACTTGTCGCGCTTGCCGGACAGGTAGCCCATGCCATCGCGGTCCTGCAGAACCTCGCCGACCGCAAACAGACGGTCCGCAAAGCCCACGCCGTCCTTCTCCGCCATCAGCCGGTCTTTGAGGCCGCCCAGCAGAGACGGACCCGGCTTGATGTCGGGCATCTGCGTCATCTCTTGCGGTGCGCCTTGCTGCATCGGTTCGACCAGCGACGACAGAAGCCCGCCGCTATCGTTCGGGCCGGACTCGTAGGGCGACACCATCATCTTTCCGCGCTCGGTCACGTTCATGCCGCGCGGCTTTGTCAGGAAGTCGAGGAACCCCATCAAAGCCTCCCGTAATCGACCATGAGGAAGCCGCTTGGGTGACGGATCACCGCGTCAGGCTTCACGCCAAGCACCTCTTGCGCCATGACGCCGATGCGACGGACGGGGGACCAGAGGTAGCGGTAGGCGTAGATTCCAAGGCCATCCGCACGCTCCCCAAGGCGCACCACGTCGCGCTTCAGGCGGCGGTCGGAGAATATGATGGATGCGATTTGCGCGGCCTTGCCGGCGGCGCCGAGCGGGTCGCTTTCCTTCGACACGCCCGTTCCGGTGGTCGTGCCGCTGCTGTTGGTCGTGGCGCCCGTGAAGGCCCCGATGTTGAGGCCAGACAGGAGCCCTTGAAGCTCCTTCTCCACATCCAGCGGAGCCCTGCGGCGCGCGTTCGCCAGGTCGGTTTGCTGCGATGCGAACCGGCCCCGCATATCCAGCGCAGCCCGTTCATCCGCACCGCGCCGGCTGGTGATGTCGGACAGCAGGCCCGCACCTTGGAACCGCGCCCCGCGATTGCCCTCCTGCGCCGCCTGCACCCGGCCCGCATCTCCGGTTCCGGCTTGAAGCGCGAAGTTCGCCGCATCCTTGAGCAAGCCGCCGTAAGTCGAGGCCCGACCCCGCGCCAACTCGCCTTCGGTCTGCCCCTCACGAAGCCCCCAGCGACCGCCCCGGAACGCACCGTTGCGAGCGCCCGCCGCCGCTTGCGCCGCCCTCACCTGCCCCGCTTGCTCGTCGAAGTCGTCAAGGACCGGGTTGATCACGTCATCCGCGAAGAGGTCGCGGTAGTCGCCCATGAAGTCCTTGGCCCGCGTGCCGGTCAGGTCATAGTTCACGCCGTCCAGCAGGCCCGTGGCGCCGCTGTAGTCGCCCCCGCGCAGGTTTCCGGCGTCGGACCACACCTTATCAAGCGCAGGCGTCGAGTCCGGCGCAAAGCTCATCGGGTCCATAGCTTGAAGCCCGCCAACCCGCGTGGCGGAGGTCTGGTAAGGCTTCAGAATCCAGTCAGGGACGTTCGGCGTGGTCGTGGCCGTCTGGTTCGTCGTCTGCGTGGACTTGGTGGTCTTTTTCTTGCTCATCGCCTAGAGTTCCTTGGCGACGGTGACGGAGAAAAACTCGTAGCCTTGGGGCTTGAGCACCCGCTCCCACCCCTTTTGGCCCTCCACGATCATCTTGGTGCAGCCGATCATGCGGGCCATCGCCTCGATGCCGGGCGCCAGGGCTACAATCTCGGCAAGGTCGCCACACGCCCAAAGCACCTGCATGGCCTTGGCCCCGCCAGGATAATCCTGCGGCTCAGCCACCACTGCCGCATCCTTGCCCGCAAACAGGAACGCCCGGCGCGTGGCTATGCGCTGCTCAAGGTCATCAATCGTGTAGAGGCTGGCGTCGTCCATCGCCTCGGCGAAGCGCGACTTGAACCGCGCCCACTGTGTGAGCATCGGGTTTTCGTCCCGCGCCAGACGGTGAACGGTGTCGTCTTGGGGGTGAGCCAGGGTCATCGTTGGCCTGCCGTTTCAATTTCAAAGGTGTCGCGTCCCCAGCGCGCCGAAGCGGGGCTGGCGTTCCATTCGTCGCGGATACGCATGACGCGCCCGGTTGCCCGGAAGTCCTTGTGGCGACGGTTCGGCGTGAGCGCGTAAGGCCCCTTGGTCCGAATGACCGTGTCCTGCGGATAAAGCCGGGTCTTCAGGTAGCGGTTGATGGTCCCGGCCTGGCCCTTGAAGTCCGGCCAGCACCCTTGAACCTGCATAAGGTCCGTTGCGTCCCCGAGCACGAAGTCGGCGGTTTCCAGGAAGCCGGACAGAAAGCCGCCGTCCGCCGTCGTGCCGCGTTCCTGCCAGTAGAGGTTGCCCCCAAAAGTCACGCCCACCGGGTCAGCGGAGGGGTTGGCGTCGGAATAGGCCGTGCGGGGCTGGCTGGCGTCGGTTGACCAGTTGCCATCGGAATCCATCGCCACCGAGCGGCTGATCTCGTAGCCGTCGCGGCTGTCAGCGTAGAACCACCGGATCTCCCGATAGCGGCTGACCGTGGTCCCGACGATCTTGTCATTCTGACCGACCGCCAGGTTGGCGGCGAAGTCGGTCTGGATCGGGCAAGGCATCGGAACCGGAGCCCCGCCGATGGTCGCCGCGTAGAATTGACCGCCGGGGCTGATCCACTTGGCGACCTGACCGTCAATGATGACCGCGTTCGGCCCGATGGCGCCGCAGTCCTCGCCCTGACGCTCAAAGCGCCACGTCTCTTCCGGGGCGCCAATGAACGTCCCGAGGTAGAACGCCGCGTCGGTCCAAACCATCATGTAAGGCCCGACCATGGCCCCGCAGACGATGCGTGAGCCGCTATCGAGCGCGTACTCAAAGGCGTTGTTGGCGGTCGTCGGGGTCCAGTCGGTCAGGTCTTCGATGTCCGACCCGCGAATGACCATGGGATCAATGTCGCCACCGCCAATCGGCGTGCAGCCGAGCGCGATCACCTGCCGGGTCGGCGTCACCAGCATGAACACGCATTGAGCCGGGGCGTTGGTCACCGGGGCGGCAATGACCGCCGTGTTGTTCGACCATTGCCAGATGCCTTGTTCACGGGCGTTGGCGATCAGGCTTTGACCGTAGAGCCCGAAGCTCCACGTCATCGGAAACACCGGATCGGACGTGGCCTCGCCGTAAGGTCCGGTTCCGTAGGTCGAGGTTCCGTAGCCCGCGCTTGCCGCGCCGTCGATGTTGCCGGCCACGAACGCAGACGGCGTGATGTTGAACACCTCGCCGCCATAGTAGACGTCGAGGCCATTATGCCGACCGAGCGCGATGTTGAGGTTTCCGGCGTTGTCGGTCCATTGCAGGACCGTGCGGCAAACCCCGGTCAGGGTGTCGGTGATGATGCTTTCAAAGCCGCCGAGCTGCTGCCAGCCGCCATCGTAGCACCGGGCGCCGGAGCAGGCGAAAACGCGCCCTTCCGACACGAATGTCGTATCGTTCGACACGAGCCCAGGTGGGTAGGTGATGGGGAAATTCACGGCCTTACCTGCTGTCGCGCGCAGGCCCGTGCCGTGGGCTAGTCGAGGCGGAACTTACCCCTCCCGCGAGGGTAGCCAATCGCGTGACGCGGTTCGTTTACGGATGTCAAGCCAACATTGAGGCCAGAGCGGCTAGTCCGAACGCCGCACCTCGTGCGAGTTCAACCGTCGCGTTCTCGTCGCCGATGCCGCGCCCGGCCTTGATCGCAGCGGCTTCCTTGGCCCCGTACCATGCCGCCAGGATGGTCGCCGCAAGACCGAACGCCACGAACGGAGCCGCCGCAATCAACGGCTTGTCGGCCCAATAGGCGGCGAGCATGACCAGCGGCGCCACGAGCGCATGACGCACGAACGTCGCCAGGTAGCCTTCGCCGTCCTTGGGTGTCATCGAGGCGGACGGGATCACATCCCATGCCGGCGTGCGCCAGATCAGCCATGCAAGCGCCAGGAGCGCCCCGAAAGGCCCCGCCGCGACCCACCCAAGGCCCGCGCACCCAAGGGCCGCCCACGCCACGCCACGGCCCGGCAGGCGGTCGTCCAGCTTCGGCCAGCCGCCACCCGCGAACCGATCCGCGAGCGCGTAGGCGATGGGAAGGGCGAAGGCGGTTTCGGGGATCATGCGCGCACAATCACAGCGACCAGCAAGCCGTCGCGCCCGTTGCCGCCGTTAAGCGCGCCCGTGCCGCCCATGCCGCCGCCACCACCGCCGTACAGAACACCGTTGCCACCACTGCCGGACGCAGCCCCGGTGCCGCCCGCGCCCGGACTGCCTAGGCCCGTGGGGAAGCGGGAATCTGCCGCGCCACCACCACCGCCGCCAGCCGTATTGTCACCCCCGTCGCTGCCGGGTCCACCCGTTGATGCGCCCGCCGCACCACCGGCACCAGCCACACCGCCCGCGCCGGTCGTGTTGCCGCCGCGTCCGCCGCTGAAGTTACGCAGGCCGCCCGATGCCGTTCCGCCGACCCCACCGGATTGCGCGCCCGTGCCACCAGCCGGACCGCCCAAACCACCTCCAGCCGAAACCACAGCCCCGGTCGGAAGCGTTATAGTTGTCGCGCCCCCAGCCGGACCCGCGCCGCCACCGCCCGCGCCACCGGCCCCGATTGAGTACGAAAAAGACTGGCCGGGAGTGAGTGTGAACGTCGTGTAAGAGGCCGCACCACCCCCGCCGCCTGGGGCGTAGTTCGTGCCGCCGCTTGATCCGCCTCCAGCCCCACCCCCGCCAACGAGATAGCAGAACACCCGGCAGGCGCTTGCTGCCGTGATTGTGCCCGTGCCAGACGTGTAGGCGGTCGCGCTGATGGGCTCGGAGGGCGCCAGCGCCTTCCGCCCATCCATTCCCTGCGCTACGAGCCCACGGAGAGGCTGACCGGCGGTCATCAGTAGTTCGCAGCCTCTATGATCACGTTGATGCTCACCGACTGGCCTTGCGCCATGTAGATGCGCTCGTTCGGGGCCAGGATCAGCGGGTTATCGTCCGAATAGCCGAAGTCCGTGGTCGGGGCTTCGGTGTTCTGCGCCATCGTATAGGTCGCCATGAGCGCGCTATCGGCAAAGAACTTCGACGCCCCCGCCGTGGCGTTGTCGCGGAACAACTGCACCTGATTGGCGGTTGAGACCGTGGCGCACGGGATGGCCTGCACCTTCGTGATCCGCGCGCCATTGGCCCCCGCCGTAAACGCCAGCACCGTGTTTGTCGGGCTGGTCGTGTAGGTGGAGTTGGTCGCGCCCGAGGGCAGGTTGATTTGAGACGACGCCGGACCCTGCGGCGTGATGATGCTGTTCGGAGTCACAGCCATGACTAACCCTCCTGCGGCGAGAGCGCCGCGATTTCAGCTTCCAGACCAACAATGATGTCCGCTTGCAGCGCGATAGCCGCGTGCGCTTGAGCCAGAGACGCCTTTAGGGACGCCGCCGTTGTGGCCGCGCCCGCGCGTTCGCTATCAAGCAACGCCTGAAACGCCGCCAGCGTCGTGCACTCGTAGGTCACGGGCGGGCCATCCGGCAGACCGACCGCCGACGCGCGCCAGCCGTCCGCCTCCGCAGGCGCCTCATTGCCCGCCGAGAACATGAAACCATTCGGATGGTCCCAGCGGTAGAACAGGGTGTCGGTTTCGAGCGCGGCCATCAGAGGCTCACCGCCAGCGCGATTTGCGTTCCAAGAATCTTGGTCGAGTAGTCCGAAAGCTGGAGCGCGCTAATCGTGTCCCAATACGGGATGGTTCCGTTGTTGGTCAGGAACTTGCCGTTGTTCCCGATGGGGCTCGGTACGTCGCCGCCAGGCCCGCCCGCCACCACCGAAGCGATGTAAGCCTTCCACGACAGACCCCCGACGCCCGGCGTCGTCCAGTCGGTCCCGTCGCACTGAATGTCAATGATGTCGCCATCATCAATGGCGACCGTGGTCCCGCCCGCCGTGAAGGTCGCAATCTTCCCGGTCGCGTTCCAGACCCGGTAGAGCTTGGAGACGTTCGGCGTGGTGACCGTGAAGTTAGCGGCAGGCGAGCCGGTCAGCTTGATAAACGCCCGGCGCGACTGGTCCGTCTGGCCGTTCAGCGCCGTCAACGTCGTGTCGCCGGTGATCGGCACCGCGACGTAGCCCGCGACGCCTTCGTCGATCATGGCGATGGCTTCAGCGTTGAGCTTCGCGCCCCAAAGGTTGAGGTTGTCGCCCGTACCTTGGAGATTGAGCCGCAGGGATGGAGACCATGAAGAAGCCATCAGTAAGCTGTCGCCTCCGCCACTTCGAGGTTGACGTAGAGCGTCCCAACACCCGCCGCGCCCATGGCGGTCAGGTTCATGATGTTGATGCCCTCGTTCTGAGCCAGGATGATCGGGTAGTCCCCGGCGTCGTCGCTGAAGAGGTTGCTCAGGGCCGGGGCAATCACCACGCCCGTTGTCGTGGTCGGAGCGAAGCCGCCCACCACCCCGAGGTCATTGGTGTCCAGCGTCTTCGTGCCGGCGGTCAACGCAGCCGCCGCCGAGATGCGGCAATCCACGCTGGTGAGCGTGCCAAGCGACGTGCGGACCTTGCAGTTGTTGCCGGTGAGCGCGATGGCGTTGCCGACCGTGTCCGACGCCGTGAACGCCCGCGCCACCTTGAGGCCGTAGTTTAGCTGTTGGCCGGTCGTGAAGCCGGTCGTGGTGACGAAGCCCACGCCCACCCGGCGCACAATCAGCAGGTTTGCGGAAATGTTCCGCAGCGAGAACACCGCCGCGTTGGCCGCAACGCCCGTCAGGTTTCCCGAGACCGCCCCGACCGTCAGCCAGGATGTCACCTCGGGAGGCCGCAGCGTCATGCGGAGGGCGTCCATCGTCGGATCGGCGGCCACAACCGTTGATCCGTCCTGACCTAGAAGCTGAATCGCCATCTATGCCATCCGATGCCAAGCCACATTCCAAGAGCCGCGCAAGGCGACGTTCCCGGTACGGGCGCGAATGTTGAAGCCGACACCGGCCACGATGTCCCCGGCCATCACGATCAGTTCCTCGGCCAAATGCTCATCAGCGGTGTGATCTGCGCTCGCCATCGCCAGAACCGATGCCAGGATTACCGACGACACACCGACCGACGCGTCAGCCACCGCCACCGATGCGTCAGAGGCCCCGCCGGCGCCGAAGTTGACCACCGCCACGCCCGCCGTTCCGGGCCGCAGCGTCGTGCCGCTCATCTCAAGGCCAGCGCCGAGGCTGATCTCTTGCGGGTCACCTGAGCCTGCCCCAGCGCCGCGTCCGACCAACCGGGAAGCCGCCGAGACGTCCTGCATCTTGGCGTAGGTGACCGCGTTGTTGGCGATGGTCAGGTTCAGCGTGAAGTCCGCCGAGCCGTCGAACGCCACCGAGCCCGTCGCATCCGTGCCGAGCGTCAGCGTGCGCGCCGTTGTCCAGGCCAGAGCCGAGCCCACACCCACAATCGAAACGGGCGCCGTAGCGGTCGGAGCCGCAGAACCACCGGAGAAGTTCGCCAGGATCCGTTGATTGGCAATCGAGGCGAGGCTAATCGTCCCCGACGTGGTGATGGCGCCGCCGGTCAGGCCCGCGCCGGTCGCCACGCTGGTGACCGTGCCGCTCCCACCACCGCCGCCCCCGAGATCCACCCACGCCACGCCGTCCGAGCCTTTGAACTCGTCCGTGTCCGGCGTGTAAATCAGGCACCCTTCATAAAGCGCGACGTCCGGCAGATCGCCGCTGTCGAACCGGGGCAGCATGATCGGAACCCTCGGCACACGCCGGACGAAGTCCTGCTCGATCAGGCGGGAGAGTTGCGGGTCGAGGCTTGAGCCGTAATTCATGGCGACGGCCTCAGTCGGCCCGTGCCAAGCCTGCGGTTGGTCTCGCCCTTCAGGCGTCCGTACCACTGGCGCTCAGCGGCCTCCGCACGGCCATAGTCGGCGTCGGCTTTGAAGTAGTCGCGGAACAGGGTCATCCGCGCCCTGGCCGAAAGCAGGGGCGCCGCGTTGACCGTCCAGACGTTCGTTGACGCCGCGCTCGAATAGTCCAGGGCCGTCGCGTCCGCGATGTCCAGCCAAACGATGGTGTAGGCGTCATTCGGCGTCGGCCACCAACGGACCTGAGCCCCGAACTCGCAATAGTCGGTCGGCTGGCCGGAGAGAGGCGTGGTGTACATCCCCTCGATCCACTCCATCGACCGCTTGTTGATGTCGTAGCGAACCCCGCCGATCAGCAAAAAAGGCACGTCGATGATGCGCGCCCCGGTCGGTCGGTTCGTATATTCGTTGGCCGCCGTGGTCGTGGACGTGGCCCGCGCCTCGTTCCACCACCACCGCTCCGCGGCGTAATACTCAATCGCGTCGGCAATCACCTGATCCAGCGCGTCGGCAAGTTCGTCCTCAAGGTCATCCCGGTTTGACTCCGAGATGATCCGCGTCCGAAGCCCGCCTAGCGTGGTTGGAAACGTCGCCATGCGAAGTCGGGGGCGACCGAAGCCGCCCCCCTAGCCTCACGCATCCGGCGGGATGTAGGCGATGACCACCTGAGCCGCGCCAGCCGTCGCATCGCTGTTCTGGTCGGTGTAGGTCACGGTGATCGTGGTGTCAGCCGCAACGTATGTGCTGACCGCCTCGTCCAGCGCCGCGAAACCGACCGTCTGACCGGCCAGGTCCGTGGCGTACAGATCCGCCGTGGCCGTGGTGCCGATGTCGATGAGGTCGGTCCCGGTGCCGTTGAAGGCGGTGTGGACGTTGAGCCCCGAGGCCGGCTTCAGGATGACCGAGCCGGCGGGCAGGCGCCCGACGTTCACAGCCACCCCACGGTCGGCGAAGGTGATGTCGCGGCGCAGATAGTGAACCATCTGCTGCGAATAACGGCGTGCCGTCAGTGCCATGATCTTTGCTCCTTACGAAGTGAAGGTCGGGCAGACGACCGAGCCGAAATCGGCGCTGTTGAAGCGGAGCTTCTTCAGGCCGAAAATCGCCCCGGCTTCGACGCCGAGCTGGTTGCCGTAGTCGAAAAGTTCCTCGTTCCAGTCGAAGTTCTCGAACGAGTAGCCCTTGCCGAAGGCGATGGCGGCAGACTGAGCGCCCAGGAGCACGCCGCGACGAGCGGTCGCAACCGTCGCCCCGGTGCTGGAGTTCACGCCGGGAGTGATGCGGGTGGACTCGTGCAGGACAACGCCGTTGTAGACACCGAGCGAGCCGGTGAAGATCGGGTTGTTCTTGGAGCCGTCGCCGGTCGTCGCCGCCTTCTGGATGTCAAGCCACTGGCCAGTGGACGTGTTGGTCCGAAGCTGGCGGGCCTGGCGGGTGTGCATGACAAAGACATAGTAGTCTTCGCCGTCCACCTTCACCGGGCGGATGATCGGGTCGTTGGCCGAAGCGCCGCCCAGCTTGGCGTACTCGACGGCGTTGTCGATGATCGACAGCGTCATCTCGTCGCCGGTGGTCAGCGATTGGTCGTTGGCCCGGCTGTTCGGACGGAAGACGTGGTCAGCGTCGGGCGCAATCACCGCTTGGTTGCCGGTGAACTTGGTGTCCGACTGGACCGTGTAGCCGCAGAGCTGGTTGAAGAAGGACGTGTCGAGACGCCCCGCCCACCAGTCCTTGAGGCCCATCATGGCCTCTTCGCGGATCGACCAGGGGATGCGCTGCTCGGTCATCTTGCCGGCGGAACGAACCGCGTGGCGAAGCTGATCAATGAACAGGTTGTCGGTGTAGGTCGTCAGCGCCTCTTCGTTGCCTTCAAGAGTGCCGTCGCCCTGCACGCCGTCGCCGGTCAACTGCATCCGCAGCGTCACGGTGATGCGGTCGCCCGCACCCTTCGACGTTTCGTCAAAGACTTGCAGGATCGAGTCGGAGCTGTTGCCGATGAACTTCTGGATCCAGGTGGCGGCGAGAGCCTCGCGGGCCAGCTTGGAGCGCCAAAGCTTGACGGCCTCCGACGAGTTCACGCCATAAGCGGTCGTCGCCATTTGAATGTCCTCTGGGATGGGGGTTTTGCTTCGTCCCCGTCCCGTGGA